GCACATCATAGAGCGCAAACATATCGTCGGCGGCGCCTCCATATGTGCATACATAAAATCCGATGGGCTTTTGTTCGTTGCGCACCTTGTTGAGTTCATCTAAATATAACAGCGCATGAATAAGCTCTGCAACTTTCTCGTCTACTACCTCAGTAAAAAGACCAAGCAATCGCATGTCTGGCTCGCGTGGCGTGGCGCCGAGCAATTCTTGAAGTATTTGTTCTTGCTCTTCAGCAGAAATTATAGTAGGCCCCTTGGTATCTTGCGTGGCAGGGGAAAGACTCTCTATTAGTTTTTTTATTTTATCAATCACTATCGTGTTTCCAAAAATTAAATGCCTCTTCTTTTTTATCTCTGAGGAAGCGGAGCGACGAGTCCCAATCATCAAATTTTAAGCTTTCTCTGTAAAACTCTGGGTGTACATTAATTAGGTAATTTATTGAATTATTCTTTAAAATAGCTATTTCTGCGTCTACCTTTTTATCAATTTCGTTGCAAACTGGGCTCATTTCTTTCGCGCTTCGCCGGAGGCCGCTTACAAAAGACTTAGTATAAAGGAGGCTTTCAAGAATTTTAACCATCGAAGACAAATATATCACTTGTGAATAAAGCAAAAGCGATAGACTTATTCTGCTAGCACGAAAAAAATAAAAGGTCTTACAGGTTACATAGCCAAATATAAAGACCAAAGCGTACAGCCACCATGTGCTCATAGCATCCTCCAAAAAAATAACCACTGCGTACAGTGGTTATTATATCATCTTGTAGTGACTTTGTCAATTACTTAGATGTGATTCTTTGCATGATTTTCTCAGCCAACTGATCAACCATGTTTTCTTTATTTTCTTTCTGTTGAAGGCGCGCAGCAACACGGCGTGCGACTTCGTTGACAACATCTTCCTCGGAATTTTCGTAGCGCATACCGGGAGGTTCTTCATCCATGGGCTCTTCTTCTGGCGCCATGTCCATTGCCATGTCATCTTCGCCACCTTCAAGGTCAGCGTCCATTTCAGGCTCTTCTTCATCGGAGTCAACAGTAACTTCGTCACCTAGGACATCTTCAAGCGCGCCTTCGAGAGCAGACAAGAAGTCATCGACGGAAACCATTTGGCCTTCGCCGCCTTCGGCACCCAAATCGCCTTCGACATCTTCTAGTTCGTCGCCGGCATCATCCATATCCAGTTCAGCATCGCCCATATCCATTTCAGCATCACCCATGGCCATGGGGTCTTCTTCTTCGGGGGGCAATTCTTCTTCGATGCCGTACATTTCGCTCAGTTTGACATCACCTACCGGTCCGATGTTTGCAAGTTTAAGAAACTGACGAACCTCAGCCTCAGTAAGTAAAGTTTTGCGGGACATTAAATTTCTCCTTTTCATTAATGAAATTCTAGAGTAAATAGTGCCTTACAAACGATTATCCCAAATCTTTGAAAGAAAATAAATCTGTATTTTTAATTTTCTTTAAGGCGGCACTCTCTATTTGTTTAACTCTTGCGAATGATATCCGTAGCCTATCTCCAACTTCTCTAAGGGTCATGCGACCATTTTTGTGGACTGATATTAAGCTACAGTTGTATTCACTCTTATAATCTATAAAATATTTACACTCGGTTTTGAGGCATTTTCTTTTCTTTTTTAAGCATGTTCGGCTGCATTGTAATAATCCATCGCCTCTCATAAGTCTGGAAACTCCTCGGAAATAAGATCAAAGATGCCCTCCACCTGATCATTTGACAACCCCAGATCTTGGGTAATGTCGTGACCCTTTTTTCGCAGCTTGGCGTTTCTTTGTTTCTTTTGCTTTGACAAATCGCCCGAATTTACAATGTAACTTCTTATTCCTTCGTCATCTGATAAATATCCGGTGATCAGGGTTCTAAAAAATTTTGCTTGCGTCATACCATCATTCTTCAATTTCAATATTAGCTGAGTATGCCTGTGATCTGTGTCTGTGAAAATTATTCTTTTACTATTTTTACCATAATCAATGTTGTTGGACATAATTCACCATACTCTGTTGAGAATGTGGGTCCTACTTTCTCCCAATCCGGCGCTAGTTTGAATCACGAAATGTGCTTTTGACTGCAATTCTGAAATATTCCTGGCGCCGCTATAAGAAAGGCCTGAGCGCATACCTCTTGCGATATCTTCTAGAAGCTTATTTACGCTCCCTCTGTATGGCACACGCGCCGAGACGCCTTCGTGCGATGAATATCTCCCTCTCCAATTAAGTTGGGCTTCTTTGGAGGCCATGCCTCGATACATCTTCCACCTGCTGCCATCTCTTTCTTCGATAACCTTGCCCGGTGTTTCATCAGTGCCGGAAAACACGGAACCACACATCACAGCATCGGCGCCGGCGGCCAGGGCCTTCACCATATCGCCGGAATTTTTGAGGCCGCCGTCAGCGATAATCGCTACATCGCGATCGGTCTTGGCACACTCAAATATAGTCTGGAGCCCGGGCATGCCATGACCGGTCTGTACTCGGGTGGAACAGATTGAGCCGCCGCCAATGTTGCAGCGTACGCTATCAGCACCCCAATCGGCCAGATCGTTAGTCCCCTCTAGGGTGGCCACATTGCCGGCCATAATATGGAAGTCTGGGCCGACTTCTTCTCTGAGGGCCGTTAGGGCTTCTTTCATTAGAATATGGTGGCCGTGGGCCACATCAACACATAAAAAGGTTGCGCCCGCATTAATCAACATTGTGGCCCTTAGCAAGAAATCGTCAGATATGCCAACGGCGCCTCCGACATTAATCTTAATAGCCGCGGTTTCGTGTGACATTGTAATAATTCTACACTGATCTTGGATGCTGTTATATCTGTGGACAATTGCTGCCCCTCCAAAACATCCCATTGCGGTGGCCATAGGCGCCTCGGATATTGTATCCATCGGTGATGAGAGCACAGGAGAACTTAGGACTAAGCCATTTCCTAAATCGCTTTCTAAAGAAACCTCGGTTCTAGAACGAACATCTGAATACTGTGGGACAAGCAGCACATCGTCGTATGATAAAGTTTTAATCACAGCGCCTCACGCGTAATAAAATTACAAATATCAGTTGCCCTATACCAAGTCGCATCATTGGGCTTCTCGGGCTCAGGCATTAAAACAACCTTCGGTCTTCTGTTTCCTATGTTTGTGTGTATTACAAATATAGTAGGCACGCCTTTAAATCTCAAAATTTGTTCAATTTCTGGATAATCATCAATGTTGTAGGCGAAAAAGTGCAAGTTTTCGTATTCTTGCTTTTCCGAAATATCAACAAAATAGCTACTCAGACTATGGCACATGTGGCACTCGTTAGAATAGAATTTCAGAACGATCGTCTCGTTTTCTTTAATTTCACCCTTCAGTATTTGATCTAGTGCATCACGCGTTACTCGGGTCACAGCCACTTATCACCTCCTTAGCAGTCCTCATACAATCTGGACAAAAAAGCCTAACAGTATCTTCTTTGACCACAACTGACCATGCTTGTACCATTCGCTTATCTTTCTTATCAAATCCTTTTTGACATATCCCACATTGTTCGGGAAGCATCCCAAACTGGGTTAATTGTTCTGCCATTTTTTCTTGGGCTTCGGGGCCTACTTGTTTGTTTATGGCTCTTCTCTGGCGCCGGTTCATCGGTTCATTGCTCCAAAAATCTGTCTCTGGTGCAAACCATCAAATACTATAACTGCCGACGGAAAGGGGGCACAATTCTCAGCAGTGCCGAATTTTAAGCGACCCTTTACAAAGTAAACTTCGTCTGCTTTCATAATATATTGGTGCCAATACTTTGTGTCGGTGCGGGCCGGTATGAGCATTACGACTCTCGTATCTTCTTTGCGGGATTCTTCGTATGCTTTCTTAATCCACTTCTCAACGCCGCGGCCATATGGTGGGTTAACAAACACTGTGTGTCCTCCCCAGTCTTTCGAGAGACCGTCTTCTGCTTCAGTGAAAAAATTAGCGCACTTAGTGTTTGTACAGTCTGCACAGGGATCCAAATCAAATGGACCAAATCTCCAATTTAGCTTGTCAAAAAATTCTTGGGGGGTACCCCATTCTCCCGTCTTCGACGAGAACATTACTACTTGGGTTTTAGTGTTCATTTAAGTTCCTTTTGTTTAAACAGGTGTTCGTGAATGTGACACAAAACACCATGATAAGTCGTTCCCTTCCCGGAGCCTTTCATTTGAATGTGGAAAAAGCTTTGGCCGGCTGGGTTTTTTAGATGGATGGCCGTGTTATTATAGACCCAACTAGCAGTCTTACAACGCTCCATAATCTGCTCCGTGTTCAAAACACGGCCGTTATAAACTACATAATTGATGTCATCTTTCCCACACACCACATAGCGAATAAACTCCTCTTTGTTGTTTTCTAGAAAAGCCTTAAAAGCCTCCACCGATTCTGGTGCAATCTCATCCATCTTATAGCGGTTTCTGTCCATGTGGTTAAAGCTCTGATCTCCGAAAAACTTATTTACAAATTCTGTCTGCATTTCGTTTAGCTGGAAGTCAGCGGCGAATTTCCTTTTGGTCGTCAGGTGCACCTGAGTCGAGCGGCTAGCCGCATTCTTAATACTCCAGTTGGCTCCATCGAGGGGATTCGTTCCATCTATCTTTGTTTGCGAGCCTCCCTTTTGTATGAGCCCAAACTTTTGGCAAGTAAGAGCCTCTACGGGGCCAGCGTTTTGTTCTCGGATCCGGCGGCCGATTTCAACTTTGTTCATTGCTGCCTCCCTGAAGAGTGGTGAGATTGTCGAGAATTACATCAATATCGATGGTTCCCGTGTGGAGCCGATATGCCTTTACAGCGGCCCGAATCTCGTCGGTGTTGAGCCATCCATTTTCCTTAAACTCAGAGCGCAACTCGCGTCGTTGTTCTTTATAGGGTGCCATCGCATCTTCGATAGCTTTAAGTGAGCGAATATATTCTTTAACATATTGTTTCTTTTGTTCGTATGTGTTAGCCATTGTTACCTCCTATTGACTATACATAAATTATAACACCGTATGGCCCGAGAGTCAAGCTTGAAATCTAAAAAGATGCCATATAAATTTTTTAACTAGATCGTCCTTTTGCTCGTCAGTTTCACATTCAGCAAATTTATAGTTATAGGTGGCTTTAGCCTGTTCAATGCTTCTTCTCAGCAAATCCCTCTCCTTACGAAACCAGCGAATCTGGAGGCTGTAATTTTCGGGAACATATATGTTATATTTCTTGGCGAGCTGGATAAGTTTAAAGTAGTCTTTTTTGTCAAGAGCATTTTTGGACGCTGAGAAATCCGTTGCCAGCTTGCGCTTATGTTCTGTGTCGGAAGTATAGTTCTCGATCCGGTCGGGGTGTAGTTGCAGCGCAAGCTTCTTAAACAATTTGTGAAAATCCTCGTGGAGTTTTTTAAATATGCCGGGCTCATCTTCAATCTCCTCCGGGGGTGCCTCTTCCTCGGGTGCATCCACTTTGATCATGGAAGTGCTTCCAGAATATTCAGTTACTGGAGTCTCGCTCACGGCTTCAGGTTTGGTTCCATATAGATCTCCGAGCCTTTCTTTGTTATCCTCGTTTAGTTTATTAATGTCAATTGCTTTTCTAGCGCAATACTCGTGGTAATATAATTCAAACTCTCGCGAGGCACTCTTGCTAATATCCTCCAGCAAGCCCCATTCTTCATAGAGATACTCTAGTTCATTTAGGAGGCGCCGCCACTTAATTTTTTTGGTTTTTAGCATACACCTTAAGTAGTTTTACTTAAAGCTGAACTTAACCTTCGTTTCAATTTTTAACTCGGGCACATGTAAGTGGTTGGCTAGGTTATGTTTTTTACATTCATCCGCTTCCAAAAACCAATCAGCGTGCCCTTTTTCGTGCACTATGTCTAAAAAATAATCTTTGTGGTGCCCACAATTTTCGGCCATCATGGTATAAATCTTTTGATTGAGGCGCTCTGTTTCTTCTGCAGAAGCTTTGATCTCTTCTACCTTTCCGTGCTCCATCGAACTAACATCGTGAATCATCACCGTAGCGTCGGGATCCATATACCTGTGGCCTTCGGCCCCAAAGCTGGATAATATTGCGCCACATGACATGGCCTTTCCTTGCACAATCGTGGCAACCGGAATTTTTGAATGTTTAATATCAGAGATCATCGACATCAAACTATACACCTGACCACCATAACTGTCAATGATGATCGGAAGGATGGGTTGTCCCGTGTTTTGTGCCTTCATGACAGCCGAAGTAAACCCCTTTGCCGAACTCTCGTCAAACTTAGTCAGTCGGATAACGACAGGTAAATCATCAATAAGTTTTGGTTCTTTCAACAGCGGGCTAAAGTGTTTAAGTATGTTCATCTCTATCCTTTTTTATTATAGCCATGATTTTGTTGTATACCTCAGTGCCTTTCTCTAAGTGTGACTGGATTGCTC